ATACTTGCTAGTTTACGTGTAATGTCGTTCATAATCATACTTTCTTTTTTGTCACTGGTGATGCAATCGTTCCCAAGTATCTATATTCATTAAAAATAGATTTTACTTTTTTCATAGCTTCTTCTTCACCATACATATTTACTTTTGCTTGCCATCCGTTTATAAACGTACCATGTCTTTTCGCATCAGCTACATTTTCTTTAGGGGTTCCAAAATATAAATGTTTATGGTTACTACATTTCTTATTTCCACAAGAATGACACACATGAATTTTCATTCCAGAAGGAATTGTTGTGTCTAGAACAAAAGCTAGTAATCCTTTGTAATAACTAGACATACCTCCACGCTCAATACACTTTTCATTTAAATCTAAATGTTTTTGTCTTTCTTCAATAGAAAGTTTTATATATTCATATATATCAATCATTATTACCTTTAAAAATGGTGTATCTACTAGGATTCGAACCTAGACTACCCGATAATCTGTCGGTGCGGACTTATAAGGACCGTGTGCTAACCGTTACACTATAGATACATAAAAAGTTGAGCCTTTTGTAGTCGTGCTCAGGACTAGGGACAGTAGGTTCAACCCATCATCCTCCACCACTTGCATTTGATAGATACAAGAAACTAGGGAGTGTAGTATTTTCGTACTACACGCCGCCCGCCGCCTTATTTTGATAGAATAAGGAAACTACCCCCCATTAGGAGGACCACCTAGTTTAACTAAAAAACTAGGAAAACTGAATAACAAAGAGCCTTTTAATGTCATGCTCAGGACGCATTTATCAATCACTAAATATATTATTTATATCAGATTAGATCATGACAAGCTCCTTGGTTAAGTTAATCTTATCTAAAACTTACAAGATTCTCTAAAATCTAAATCTAAAATCTAAAATCTAAATTTAAAACTTAGACCATGTTTGGCCCCCTCCTTCAGGGCTTCGTTTAAGAACTAACCGTTTAACAAGACTGACTTTATCATAAGTCAGGAGAAAGTCAAGAACTTTTTAGAGAATGTCTTTCGATTTTCTAAGAGCACTATATGTAGCCAAAGCGTCTTTATGAATTCCACGACCTTGACGTAAACGACCACTATATAAAATTGCAAATTTACGACCTCTTTCATATGACGCCTGATCATTCAGGTTGACTATACCATCATAGTCATATGGTAAACCGGCACGAAATTCATTAAATCCCTTCTGAAAGGACTCACGCATCATCACATTTTTAAAAGTCGTCTTTACTCTCATATGATTATGCATGACAATCTCCGTGTTTATGATTCATCCTACTATATCGATTTGAAATGTCAATAAATAAAATGAACAACAAGGATAATTATGGCAACATACAATTTTCAAAAAGTAGCAAAAAATCTACCATTCGACAAGAAAAAGGCAGGACCAGAGCAATCTAGGGAATGGTTCCGAAACCTTGCCTACAACATCAAGAAAACCAGTGTACCACAATTTCAGAGAAGTGCAACACCTTTCCAGAATATTGAGAATCTTTCTCCTAATTCAATCGGAAAGATGTATTGCTTTACCTACGATCCTAAGTGGAAAGAAAAACTTCCATACTACGACGTTTTTCCTTTGATTTTCCCTATCGATTTCAAGTCAGATAGAATGCTAGGAATCAATCTTCATTACCTTGCACCGGGCCTTAGAGCACGTTTAATGGATGCTCTGTACACTACCATCAATAACGACAAATATAACAAGACAACCAAATTAAAAATCAATTATGACATTTTGAAGGCCGCATCACAATTCAAATATTTTAAACCTTGCATCAAGACTTATCTTTTTGATCATGTACAGTCTCCGTTCATGTACATTCAACCTGAAGCATGGGATTATACCTTATTCTTACCACTTGAAAGATTCAAAAAGAAAGATAAGAATTTTGTGTGGCTACAAAGCAGTTTAATGGTGTAATATGAACATTAACGATTTTCAGCAAAGTGCAAACACATATGGTTTTGCTTCACCTAACAAGTTTGAAGTCGATATTTCATTACCTAACATTCTAAACAATGTCAACGGAAATTTCATTCTAAATCAGTTTGCCGGTACTCAGAACTTGACTAATGGTTCACAAAATCCTATTATTAATCAATTCTCTACAGGAAGTAATTTTTTTAGAGTCCGTGCAGATAGTGTTATTTTGCCGGGGGTGGCATTTTTAACAAACGATACTAACAAGCTCGGCGTCGGACCTAGAATCAAACAGCCTTATAATGCCGTCACTTCAGATTGTCACGTTCAATTTTTAAACGATGCTGAAGGATTATTAGAGTCTTTCTTTAGTATATGGACAAACTTCTGTTTTAATTATTCAGAAGATAATGTTAGCCAAACAGCTTCATATTATACAAATTATCGTCAAGACATAACAACCACAATAAAAATATATAAATATGACGATGCTGGTAACGTAATTAACGTATACACACTTATCGGAGCATTACCTACAATGGTAACACCAATAAGATTAGGATGGGATCAACTTAATTCAAAAATAAAGATTTTGGTTAATTTCAGTTATCAAAATTTCGCAATAAGTGCTACTTAAGGAATAATAATGATACCGAAAATACTACTGGCTACGGCTTATATAGAACAACCGTCTACGAAGAAAAATCTAAAATTTCGTCCGTTTCTTGTAAAAGAAGAAAAAGTTCTTCTAATGGCAAAAGAAAGCGGAGTATTTCAGGATATTATGATAGTCATCAAAGACATCGTGCAGGCTTGTTGTCTAGAATCTAACTTTAATGTAAACGATATTACTTTATTTGATCTAGAATATTTCTTCATAAAGTTACGTGCTATCTCAATAAGCAACATTGAAAGATTTTCATCTGTAGACAATGATGATAACATCACTTATAATCATATTATAAATTTTAACGAAGTAGAAGTAGACTTTCCAGAGAAAGTTTCTAACAAAATAGAAGTAACTAAAGATTTAACATTAGTATTAAAATATCCTACAGTTAGTATTTTTGATGAAAAAGATTTAGAAACTATCTTCAAAAAAGAAGGTATACATTATCTTATCTTACATTGCATTGATAAGGTATTCGAACATGATAGTCTTATCAGACTTACACAAGAAGAAAAGGCAGAATTTTTAGGAAATCTAGACGTAAAAACCTATAATAAATTAAAAGATTTTCTTCAGTCTACTCCGAAAATAGATCACAAAGTATATTGGACCAATTCTTTAGGTATTAAAAAATTCTGGCAATTTAGTTCAATAAAAGATTTTTTTTTATTTCTATGATTCATAAAAAACTTTATGATTACCATAAAGAAATAAACATTCTCATACGTTATCATTCTTTTAGTATAGAAGATATAGAAAATCTCATTCCATTCGAACGAGATTTACAAGTCGGAATTATTATTCGCGATTTGGCAGAAAAAAAAGAAAAAGCAGAAAGAGAACAAGCCGGAAGATTTTAAAATCTTCCGGTATTGTCATCGGCGTGAATGCTGGCGTGAATTGCGTTACCACGATTTTCGGTAACTGTGCTCACCTTTTCAAGCACGGCATTCTTATTGGTACGATGCAAAATCGTATGTTCGATTTCTGCATTCACATAAGTTTTATGTTCAGACAGAACTTTTCCGTTTGATGTGTCTACGATTCTATACAGATACTTGCTCATGATTTATCTCCTTATAAATCTAATATAACACTTTCATTTCAGATGTCAAGGTCTAAATCTCCATATTGATTTATTCCTAATCCAACAAAAGTTGTATCATTGAACGTGGTCTTATACTGAATATGCCAATGACCATGAATCCACAATTTAGGCTTGTGAATTTTAAACATTTCGTCGAGCATCTGATTTGTCATATTTTTGCCGACTCGTTCTTCTGAAAGCCTAAAATTATTCATACTGGCACTTCTAGGCATGTCGTGCGTCACCATAATCGTAGGCTTGATATATTCATAACCATTGATAAGTGCTACAGCCTTTTCATATGAAACTTCTTCATCAGGCCACCAATCCTTATAAGGTTGACGATAGCCACGATCAATAGACCATGCACCACCAATAAACATCATACTGCCGCCTTCAAAACGGTCTAAATGACCATCTACAATGAAATTATCATATAACATGCATTCATCTAGGCAATCGTGATTGCCGCGAATAAATCTATGATTTTTATTAACTTTAGAAATGTCTGGATTGTTTCCAAAGCCAATACCATAATCTCCGACCTGAATACTTTTTGCACCCGGATACGTTTCTTCTAAGTCTTTGATAATTTTATCATAAGACTCAAAATCACCATGAATGTCACCTATAAATCTAATCATTTTTAAATCCTTAAACTGAACCTGAGGCTCGACCATTAGGAGCCTGTGTCACAAACAATTCTTTTAATCTTTCATCAGGAGGGGCCACATTACGACCTCTCATATTCTTTAGCATATTATCATGATGAGATTTATTGTCAAGCATATTATTTTGAACTGCTTGAACAGGACTACTAATTTGTGTTGGTGCAGGAGGCTTAGACGTATTATAAGAATCTTCCTTGGATTTCTGTACAAGATTATTAACAAGAGGATTATCTTGTTTAACAGTCATGTCAGGATCAAAATAAGACTTTTCAGGATTCATAATATTACTTAAATTAGAATTAGTTACACTAGATTCTTTAACATTACTAATAGTATCATTAGATAATGTAGAAGTCTTAGACGTATTATAAGAATCTTCTTCACTAGATTTTTTAACAATACTATCCAAATTTTGACTATTACGACCTTTCATTTGTTCGGTTCTATGTAACTCAGCAATTTTAATTTCATTTTGTCTTGCCTGCTCTGGATTATTATCTTTACCTAATAAATGTGAACCACCTTTACCATCATTAACACCAGCTAACTGATAAGAAGCTAAATCCCATTCTCCACCTTTACCAGTATACGGAATATATTTTTGATTCTTTTCAGGATTATTAGGATCAAAACCATTTCCATTCCACTGATTAGCTACCCATGCACCTTTTACACTTCCTTTATCGTCAGTATCCATCTTAAGAAGATTTACACCATGATCACGACCAATACCACCGACACCACCAGTACCAGCAGCATAACGACCATCAGGAGTTGTTGTAATTAAAGGTGTTCCAATAGCGGTATCTTTACTAGGAGCGCCTTTACCTACCCAATTTGAAGCATAGGCGTCTGCACCTTGCTTAGGATCACCTAATTTAACACCTACAGATGCAGCAGTAAGAGAAACACATTCATCATTAGTAATCAAACCTTGACGCTTTGCTTCACTTAAATGTTCAATTACATCTTGTGGTGTCTTAGGACGATCTACCTTAGATTCTGAAATAGAATCAGAATTTGCTACATTAGGTAAATCACTAATTTTATCAGCTACATAGCTACTACCTTTACCACTAAAAGAGTTTGGATTAGCAACAGCACTCAATCTACCTTGACCAGCATTACTGTCACCAATTATCATAGCACCCGGATATTTGTCTCTGATTTCTTTTCCAGCTTCAGAAGTCATATGATAATTATCTTCACCTTTACCCCATCCTGAAGGATATTCAGTTTTAACACCAGCTTCGGTAGCAGCCTTTAAGGCTCCATCATAAGCATTACTTGTAGGAGACTTCTGACCACTAGCAGTCATATCTTTACGAGGAAGAACAAGAACGGGATCGTAACCCTTTGCTTTTAATTCATCAATAGATTTCTTAACACCTTCGTATGATTTTTTAGGATCATCCCAATCATTAGTTCCAGCAGCTAATAATACAGGCTTTCTGCCAGAAATTGCTTCCTGTGTCGTATCAGATTTTTTACCTATACTACCAGCCAAAGCTTCTTTACGACTTGCGATAACTGCTTGTTTACCTTGTGCTAATTCTTCTGGTGTGATATCTTTATCATCTACAGGTCTAACAATTTTATCCGTTGGTGCAGCAGTATTAAATACGCTTCCTCCAACAACTTGTCCACCACTAGCAAGCATGTTGTCACGATAACCAATATTGGTTCCCGGTCCATAAGCCTTTGAACTATTAGCAGTAAAGTTCTTTTGATCATGAGAAATATTATCAAGATAATCAGAAGCATTTTCTTCTACTTGACTTAATCTCTTAGGATTAGGATTAGTAAAATTACTACTTGATCTATGACCGTCAGCACTTGTTCCTGTGACAGATTGAAACTGATTAGGAGCATGAAGTGCATCAATAACACCACCTTCTTTTGATCCTCTTGCTCTATTAAGAATAGAAGCCATAACCATAGCATCTTCTTTAGGATTTCCTCCTGATTCGGCTACTGTAGCGGCTTTTAACTGATGATATTCATCATCAGACATTTTTCTTCCAAGATATTTCTCTGCGACTTCTCTACTATTTCCTTTTTGAGGAATTTCTTTCTTGGCTTCTTCGTCGGTAATTTTCTTTGTACTGTAAGAAAAGTGACCTCCTATTTCAGTCTTTTCAATTCCACCAGCAGCCAATTGTTCTGGACTTAAACTTTCCAATGCTTTTGCTTTAGGATCGTCAGCAGACAAAGAGCCACTCTGGACAGCATTAAAGGCTTCTTCCTGATCCTTGGTCAATGTGGGTTTAGGAGCTTCCTGATGACCGCCTGAATGGCTTTGTGAGCCTCCACCGCCTGCATAATGTGAAGAAGGACCAGTAGAAGGAATTATAGGATTGTTAATCTTTCCTACAGGATCGGTAAAGAGAACGTCGCCTGTCTGTCCATGTTCGTATCCTTTCATCTTTGAATCGCGAATAAGAGAACCATCAGCACTTCGACCGTGTTCAGATTTTCCTTGTTCAATTAGATTGGAAAGGTCAATTTTACTTAAAATACCATTAATTTCTTCCATTTTAGTTTTTTGTTCTTCTAAAATAGAGGTCTTTTGATCTTCTAATTGCTTCTGAATCTTCAAAGATTCTAAAATCTCTGTTCGGGTAGATTCTTCTGTCTTCTTTGTTTCATCAACAGAAGATTCAGTATGAGTTATATTATAAAGTTTACTATTAATATTAGACTCTAAATGAGTATCCATGGCCGTTAAAGAAGCTATTGTTTCTTTAGTAGCAGTAATCTTTTTATCAATTTCTTCAATTACACTTTTGTTGAGGTCTTCAATCTTACCCTTTTGTCTTTCAATAGGATTAGATGAATTATTTTTATCTTTAGGATCAGAAGGAGTAAGTGTAGCATGAAAAGGATTTAATGGGTCTATATTAGCATCTGAAATTTCATCGTCGAGACGAGCATTCTTATTGCTTACTTCATCAGCTTTTTTCAATTCGTCTTCAGTATATACTTTTTTAAATATATCTTTTACTTTAGATTCTTTTTCTTTATCTTCTTTATTTTTTTCATCAGCTTTTGTTCCTATATAATAGGCTGTTGCACCTACACCAGCAACAGCCAGAGCACCTACAACTTCAGGTGAAGTAATGGCACCGACGAGTAATGGCACCATCTTTTTGAACATGGCACCAATACCAACACCTTCAGCAACATCTAATAATTCATCTGCACCGCCACTAGAAGGTGAATTACCCTTTCCACCAGAAGAATCACCGTCTGAATTTCCGGCTAATTTTAAATTTTGTTCTAAACCAGAGAATTTTTTGACAAGATCATGAGTATCTATCTGCATAGCAACAAGTATTTCATTACTCTTAGAAAGAGTAGTATGAATATTTCCTAATTCATCCAGAATTCCAGATTCTAGATGACTGCCTACAGTATTTAAAGAATTAGTATTATTCGAAATCGAATCATTAATAGCATCACTTTTCTTTAAATAATCAAGTTTTTCATCATCATCCTTGTCTTCAGATGACTTATCGAAGAGAGCGCCTTTGAACATAGGAAATGAGTCGTCCCATGTTTTTTGAGCGACTCCCTTAGACCATTCTGAAAATGATGAACCCATACGACTAGCTAGACTAGATGCCATTTTTATTCCTTTAAATAAATATCTCAAATATTTATAAGGAATAAAATATGCAAATATTAAACAATAGCAAAATTAAGAATGATCCGTTTTATAAGGAGTGGCGTCTAGTCGGAGCTTACGTATTTTTCATAATCTGTTTATATGACTTTGTTTTTGCACCTATTTCATTAGTTTTGTATTCAATATATACAAAAACAGCCTACGTAGCTTGGGTTCCGTTGACAACTCAAGGTGGCGGATTATTCTATCTTGCATATGGTGGTATTCTAGGTATTTCTGCATGGGGTAAATTCTCTGAAAATCGAGATATGCTGAAATTTACAGCAGACAATAATGATGATACAAACAATCCACCGAATGGAGACGAAAAAAAAGGGACTTAAAAGTCCCTTTTTTATTCCATTAATTTGCGGAAGTATTCTTCGTCAACTTCCTGTCCTGTAGCCTTTTTAGAAGGTTCATTGGCGGCCTTCTGTTCCTTTGGTGGGGAACGACCCTGAGTTTCACTCTTGGTGTCTCCTTGGTCTTCTAATGGCTTTCCTGTCTTGGTATCAATTCCAAGAACGAAATCCAAACGCTTCTTCAGAGCATCATAGTCTTTAAAGTTTGAAGGATCGATGTACTGCTTCAAGGACCATTTTGGATTTGACTGAATTTCATTGTAAATCTGTTCCATTGTCTTTTCGTCGGCAAGTGGACCACGTTCTTTCCAAGAGGTATTTGAATAGTTACGCTGAAGTTTATTACCCTTCTTTTCAGAGAAGATAACAATCTTCAAACTTGCACCATTGAATAAATCAAACGGATTTAGCTTTTCAATCTGTTCTAGACTACCTTCGATAACTGGTGGATTAAGAGCACGATTGATATAGTCAAAAATGACCTTACCAAACTTAAACTTTTTGATCTGACCATTATTTTCAGGATTGGCTGAGTCAGAAATAACATAGACATTTGCACGGAAATTTAAATTTCTCTTTTGTGCAGAAGCTTGCTGACGGTTTGGATGATTTTCATCCTTTGTAGAATCCCAAAGTTTCTTGTTGAATTCTCCAACAGGATCAGTAGTATCGATGCCGGGTGTAGTACGTGAGTTTTCGATATACCAGCGACCATTAGCCTGATTTTCAAATGAATGTGAAAACCACTTCACAAATGGAAGTCTTTCAGACTCGATTGGAGGAAGGAAGCGAATAACTGCAATTCCATTTCCAGACTTGTCTACACCGGGATACCAATCGTCAGGATCGGCTTCATATGTTTTTTGGGGGGCATTCTGCTTTTCTAATTCGGCAGAAACTTCTGCTAGAAAGGCATCGCTATTTTTCTTATATGCGTTAAAAAGTGACATAGTTCTCCTTGTATGATTGTATCAAAGTATCGTTGTATGATTGTGTGTTTCCACAGTATTATTTATCATTTTTCCTCGGAAAAATCAAGCAAAAGTTACTTTTTCAGGAAGTTTTTTTTCGTTGCTGCATCAGCAAGTTTTGCTTTCATTTCTTGATCTTTTTTTATTATTGGAAATATAGTCTCAAGCTCTATATCTCGTTTATCACATAGTACAATTATAGCTTCCAAATAATCTAATCCAAAATTAGTCAGATTGTTTAATTCTTCTTTGAATTCTTCTACATTAAACTCGAAATTAATCATTTAATACTACAGGATTTTCTGAAATAATTAAATCTAATATTTCATCAGGAGTTTCTGATACTTCAACAACTCTATTATTAGTCAGACCTATAATTGTTAAAATGTTCTGGTCTTCAGACAAAATAATTCCTTTGGTCTGAATAGGTCTACGAGCTTCAATAGATACAATTTCATTAGGGTTTACATAGACATCATAAAAATGATATCTATTTGTTCTTGTTAAATGAATAAGAGACATTTTTTCCTTTATTTGTTGATGGTGCCCGTAGTAGGACTTGAACCTACACGATTTCTCGGGGGATTTTAAGTCCCCTGCGTCTACCAATTCCACCATACGGGCTTTTAATTTAAATGGTAGGCCCAGAGGGACTTGAACCCCCATGATTTTACTCGGCGCGTTCTAAGCGCGCTGCGTCTGCCGTTCCGCCATGAGCCCATAATACATAATAGCATTACTATTTATAAAAGTCAATAGCCAGAATCCCGATTCTCCACTGGCTGTTTTTGTTGACACTCCGATAGCTGTAGTGTGTCGTTTACGGATTAACCAGCACAAAAACAAAATTTATTGATCGTCTATATATTGACTTTTATAAATGGTGAGCAGGGATGGATTTTCACCACAATCCTTAAGGATGAATAGCACTAACTAGTATCTCTATTCATGCAGCACCACTCTGCCGCCTGCTCATAATAGTAAATGGTCCGCAGAGTAGGAATTCGCACCTACACAGCACAGAGACGGGGCTTTTACAGAGCCTTGGACTCACTCGTGTCCAGCCTGCGGGTTATTCTTAACTAATGGCGCTCTGAGCAGGATTCGAACCTGCATTGATGCTATCGCCTCCTGTTACAGTTACTGCGGCTTAGAAGACCGGACTGGTATCAGAGCATATTCTATTTATTGTTCCAAACTGGTATCGCTATTATAGGCGGTTTATATTCTTTTGTCAAGAGAGAAATCAAACCGCCTACTTTTTTATCTCCACGACCTAACGCATTAATTCTGCATTGATCTGGATCATTTTCAAAGTAAATTTCTTCAAATTCTACATCATCATAATGATGGTTAATAAAAAGTTTAAAAGATTTCAATCGGTTTGGACTACAGAAATCAGGATGCGTTACCACAATATGAGGCTTACCCACCAATAAATCCTTTACGGAAATTGGATCGTCAATGATATACGCATCTGGATACATTTCTCTAGCCAGATGCGTTTTACCAGAGCCCGGTAAACCTATGATTATAGTTACTTTCATATTAACTCGATTTCACCGTCTTTGTTCAACTTGTATGCTACAGCCAAAGCTGAATAATCTGTACGATTTCCGTAATATTCGCTTTCACTTCTTGAGAAATTCAAAATATTTTTCTTCTTGAATTCCATCAATTGTCGAATTGTCATAACATCAAGATCAATAAGACCTAGAGTATGAAGACCTAGAAGCAATTTGTCAACGTCTAAATAATAATCTTCATGATAAGGTTGCGGATCGCTGCTATCCCAACAACTACCACCACTTATACCACCAGTTGTTTCTTCGATACCTAGAAAGCCTTCAGGCAAAAGGTAGTATGCATCCTCATAACCATCCCAATCACCTTTACCGAACATAAGCAAGTCGGCATTGACAACTTTACGTTCTAATTCTTCAATTCTTTTATCTTTCTTAACTGTCATTTTTTCTCTCCAATAAATTTTGTTCAATTTCCTGACCGTGCATCCAATGCTTTACGGTTTGGACATGATTTTTTCGCACATATTTTGAAACTTTTAGACGAAAGTCATTGTATGAAATCTCGTCGGCTACTCGAATAACGTATCCTTCTTGGTTACTCCAATCCATAGAATAATCAATTGCTCGGATATCACGTTCATTCCAAAATCCATCATAAAGGACTTTTACCGGAGTGATACCGAGCAGAGTAAACCATTCTAATGTATCATCCCAAGAAAGGCAAATGTTTTTTTCGTTCCAGATTGAAAATCCCTGAAAATAGTGACTCAGGTCTTCATATCGAATAGAATGGACTGCGTAGAGATTTTCTCCACAGACTCGCCATCCTTCTGGTATCTCATGTGAGATAGAAGACCTGAATTGTTTTACATAATTTCTGGAAGGATGATGACGACCATCTACGCTACGAGCATGAATGTAATCGCGATACATAGTCGTATTTTCACCATCCATTTTTTCAGTTATGATGATACGACCTTCCTTGAATTTATCGAGAGATTTAATAATACGATCATCGTCTGTAATATTCTCTGACCAAGGTAAATGATAGGTACGAGGGTATTTTATATAATTTGTAAAAGTTTCTAAAACCTTACCTTGTTTCAATACCTTTTGAACACTTTCGTCAAAAAATAATTCACCTTTAAGGCGTTGACCATTCGGCAGCAGGATATTACCCCACTTGTCATAAATCTGATCATCGTAAAGCTGCTCTGGAATTACCTTTTTGGCAATCTTGCAAGCTTCACGGACTTCCTCGACCGTGATTTCTGTAGTTTCACATTTGATATGGTGTTCTTCGCACACAGAGGCACCGTTGGCGAGATAGTAACCACCGTCAGACCACAGTCTACGTTCCATTATGTGATGGGCGTCTGCGGCCTTCCTAGAGCAGAAGACGCACTTGTGACCGTCTCTTGCGAGAACAGCCTCTCTAAATGCGTCTCTTGTCATTAACATAAGTCACCTATATCTTCTGTATAACTCGTAAATATTTGTCTGGATGTGCCTTTTCAAGGCTTGAAGAAGGAATAACAGAAGCAGACCATTTTGTATTTTCTGGTTTATCAATCCAGTTCACAATATAAAGTGTTACTTCAGCTAAATAAAAAGCAATACCAATAACTTCACCAAGATATATTCCGCCTAAATTGACCCAAACATAATCACCATTTTCAAATTCAGTCATTTCATTTCTCCAAAATCTAAAGAACATAATCGCAAAAATTCAGAAGCTTGTCAAGGACGTATTCCATGGAACAAAGGAAAAAAATACAAACGAAATATTGCACCTTGGAACAAGGGACTCAAAACCGGACCAATGAAACAAGAAACCATAGACAAATTAGTAAATTATCGATTAGGTAAACTATGGTGGAATAATGGTGTCTCTGCTTTAATTTCAGAGACACCATTAGAAGGATTTGTAAGAGGAAGGTTAAGGAAACCCCTTAACTCTTATTCGCATAATCAAGAGCCAGTGTCATTGCTCGGAGCTTCAAGTCCTTGACCTGACCGTACCACATGTTGCTTACGCGAGCATCTTCGGTACGACCCATAAGATGATCAGTAACATACGTTACCGCATTTGCGGCCTGCCACCAGCTATGCGGAGCGAATTCCACACCCGGTTGATGCTCAAGAGCCAGAACAGAAGCCTTGGCGTTCTTGCTCAGTTCCTTTTCGACGGCAATCTTGGAAATCTTCGGAAACACTTCGTTAAAGAATTCCTTGACGCTTTCATCGTTATACTGCTTGGAACCAAGGAAGGTAGCAAGTTCCTCGTATTCGGTCATCTTCTTTTCGACAATACCAAGAGTTTCCTTGATAATTTCGTTGTTGATGACGACGCGGTGAGAAGCCTTGAAAACCTTATCGGCCTTACCATTCAGAGCCATGGTCAAGGTGTTATTGCAGACAACACGAGTAGGTGTAAATCGAATATCGCGGCTGAAACCATACTTGTGGAAGTTGGAGAACAGAAGACGACCTTCGACCTTATCACCATTGAAAAGATTGAATTCCTTGTTGACCTTGGCGAGAACCCAAACGATCTTGCCATTCTGAAGTGAACCGGCAGTTTCCATCTGCATTTCACCACGCTCGACGAATTCCTTGAAGAAGGCGAAAGCCTCGGAATTCTGTGTGACATTCCAGTCATCACCACCGATAATATCGAGTTCGGTGTTGTCGCTGTCACGGAAAAGTGACTGACGAGACAACAGAACTTCATTTTCACCAATGCGGGAATACATAGGATGCTTGCTGACGGTCCAATTCGTCCCGGAAGCGATCATCATTTCCTCTGGCGTAAGATCGTTGGAAACTGCATTACCCAAAGAGTGCCAAGGGCGTTCACCAGAGTAGGCCATTGTTTCGACATTGTGAGACATTTGATTTGATCTTTCATTATAAATAGAAGGGACCATTTCCCGTTCTTGAAATCAATCTAGAACATTTCATTTCTTATGTCAAGGAAAATTTCAAATGATTTATCTTTATAAATAATGTTATGGATATTAACGTTTACGCAAACACAAATTTTTCTTATAGCTACAATACGACTTTAGATAATACTGTATCTTGGTCGGTAAATAGCCATGTCGTAACTCTTGATTACGAACCTATCATTATAGCAAACATAGACGTAGGATACATTAATAGCACAATCGGAGCAGTTGTCAACAACCTTCCTAATGCTTGGAATAATTTTAATGTTTCTATTACAGCAAATAATGTGCAAACACAACAATTATTTGCTAATTCTCTTTTTGAAGATGAAAGAACATTAATCCTACAAACCGTATTTACAAGTAATACAGGTAATGTTATCTCAGGTAACAATGTTTACCTGAGAGTAAGAAATTTTAGCCTTTAAATTCTTTTAAGGCTTCAGTTGTAATTAAGGCTTCAATAACGTCGATGCTCGGAACCCTGATCTTTCGAAATCGATATGAATTCCACATATTACGATTCTCGATAATGTGATACATGTAATCATCAAGATTAGAACGAGTTGAATAAATCGTTCCTGTACTCAAAATACCACATGTATTTGAAGAATCAATACATTCCACAAAATAATAATCAATCGGTCGTTGGGCGTTCTTGGACATTTTCTTCTCGTTCATCTTTAGGAGGTTCATAAACTGGTGGAGGTTCAACACCCCATGTGTGAGCAGCTAAATCTCCTGCGTAGTTATCAGATAACATAAGTCCAGTACTTTGTCCACCATTTCTTTCAACTGCCTTCTTAAATCTATCAAGAAATTCGTCTGTTCGTGGAAATGTCACTAATTTAGGAATATCTCCACGAATAACAAGATAGATTCTATTATCATCGTACCATCCTGTTTCTATAATAAATTTACTGTTACTCATAGTATATAAAGGAATACTATAATCTAAAGGTTTTGGTAAACCAATAATATTAGCAATACCGACGTAAATGAAACAAATCATTAAAATATTTGCAACCAATACATAAATTCTATACTTACTTTCAACAAAAAAAGTAATTGCAAGAAATACTAATGAAAGTATAAACCAAAAAAATAGTGGATAACCAAATATATTCATATTATTTACCTAACGGCAAGAAATTTATTAACAGTATTAAATGAAGAATCTACAAATGTTCCTGTGTCATCTATACGAAAGTTGAACATTGTTTTATCTTCTTTTTCATGAGTAAAATGCCATGTAGTTTTTAATACCACAGGACTACGACCAAAATTATCAGGATATACAATTCTTAAAATCATAGTAGCATCAATAGGATCGGTAGAGTGATCTACAGTGGTAGCCTTATGATTTGAAAAATAATTAATGTCGAATGTCCACTCACCCGGATAAATCTTGTTTCCGCACATGACTTCCATATTTGTATGTTCTGGATTATTAGCAAATCCTGTAACGTCTCGGAAAAGGTCTAGACCAGCACCATGCATACGGCTATAACGTACAGGAATCTTTTCAGTAGGAGCTATTCCCCATAAATCTAAATCTACGTCGCGATCATTAGGCCAATAAATTTCTGCACAGATTCGACCCGGAATGATATTTGTGTCACTAGGGCCTTGAGGTAACATTGACATTACAACGAATATTGCCATCATGACAGCAGCAAACTGAATTGAAATGTCGAATAAAATCCATCCTATAAGACTTTCGGCATTACGATGCTTTGATTTCATTCTTCACCTATAAGGTAGAAGTTAAAACCTAACCATAAGAAACCGATCAGACCAATAAGAGTAGTATTAGCAAGAGTCAAACAACCTACCTTCAAAGCCGTTAGAATGTCCTTGGGATCGCCTGAGACATTGAGAGCATGAAAGAGTAGGCTAAGACCCTTAGAAGTCCCTATGACGCCAATAAACGGCATGTAAGGCTTAATCCAATGTAACCATCTTTTAATCTCAGATGCATTTTTAACACCTAACTTTTCATCTTTGTAGGATTGAAAAATTGTAAGGATTGTATTTAAAAAAATCAAAAATGCCAATACATAAGAAATTCGACTCGCATCATCTTCAAAATATTGTGAAATGTATCCATAGAAATATGAGATACCTACAACAGAAAAAAGAAATACATTGACGAATATTAACTTAAAAGTATTATTGTACATTGATTATCCTTAAAAGATAGTATTTATCGGCTAGGAAAGACCTAGCCGATAATTGTCCCAATTTAGACCGCCCCAAAGAAAACGAACCTTGTCGTGATGATTAATATTCTTTTTGATGACTTCAAGCATTTCTGTCATAACATCAGCATGAGTTACATCAGGCTTATCAAAAAGTTTAAAAATAATTGCACGAACATGACCGTTAAGTTTGGTGTAACCGAGAGCGAAATCCTTTCGGCTTATATCACGATATTTGACTTCCTGAAGGATATCAAGAATTTTGAATTCGGCTACCTCACTGAATTCAATCCAGAAATCGTGTTCGAAGCGTTCAAGGGTTTCCTTATCTTCCTTCATAAGGAGGCCCTTAAAGTCGTCTGCCTGACCATTGATCAGAATTGAAATGACATTCTTCTCACGACTAATATCGTCCTTGGCCCTATGATAACGGCAGTACTCGTCGCACTTAACCTTCACCATATGACCGTCAGCAAATCGAATTACGAAGCCTTCGATACCAGACATTCCTTTGATATCTTCAGCAAGCTGTTGCATGTTTGCAACAGTACCAAGATACTGATTTACAACTTCGATACCATAATTTTTCTTATAAGTATCAAAATAATCATAAGGTTGATACTTACCTGTAACTGTATCACGAATGGCAATAAGTACAAGACGATCAAAAGGATGATCAATAACAATTCTATTTTTGCGTGAACACCATTCAAAAATTGGAGTATATCCAATCATCATCATAAATTCTGCAAAATCACGATAATTATCGTTTACTTTCACAAATTCTTCAATCTGCGGAGTAAGGAAGGTCACACCAGCCTTTGAACCCCAAGTCAACAGACCATGAGTAATCATAGGAGTGATCATGCTGCCATCGAGCTTTTCCAAAATCCAATGAGGCTTGGAAAGGTCAAGATTTTCCACCAGAGCTTCAGGACGCTCGTTGACGTTGAAGAACTTGTGTAGGCGACGGGCCATGATCGTTCCGTCTGCATTGAACAGCAGACCACGACATTCCTTGTCGTAAGGATTGTTGAAGGTATCTGGCGTATTAAGAATGTAGTCGATAACGATATAGTCATCCTTGCGATTGACCACGATATTATCGTTTCCTGCAATATGAGGCAAAACATCATCTATATGATTGATAATCGGAAACATTTTAAATCCTTAATATGCTACGTTAGCATTTCCACGAAGTTGTTCAAGCGTCTGACGAATATTACCGGGAGGAATTTTCTTTCCATGACGACCTACGATAATTTTGTCTTTGCGACCGGGAAACCCATAAACCGTGTGACCACCAGTATTTCTTTCTAAAATCCACCCATTTTTTACAATGAGTTTCTTTAGATCGCGTTCGGACAGATTGACCGGAATTTTGTGCGACATGGTAGCTCCAATAAAAAATCCTAGAAACGATATTACACCATTTCTAGGACTTGTCAATCGATTATTTTTTTGAATTAAATCTTTGTCTTGGCAGCTAATTCTTGATATGATCGAGGATGCACATGATCTGGACCCGGAGTAAAACTTACAATAACATCATTAGGTTGAGCAGCTAAATAAATCTTTTTGTGTGCATTTTGATTTACAGGAGCAATCCAGATAATTCTAGAATTTTTATATCGCTGTCGAGTCTGAATTAAATTACTTTCTAATGCAGGATTATAAGGATCATTCGATCCTGAAGAAATATAGACTGTATCGAAGTTTCCTGAATAGGCATGAGCCAGAATCCATGCTGACGACATGCCTACCTTGGCTACCACTGTACAGCCTTTAATGACCCATGACAGTCCTACAGCTATTGAATCTCCGAGAATTAAGCATGAATGTAACAATTCTATAAATACTCCGTGTTAAAAGGAAGGATATTAGGAAGATTGAAATAATTATTCCTTTTTACTTAATTCTTCGTCAATCTTTTTCTTGACTAGTGAAAGAGAAGAATCTAAAACGCCATTTACTTTTTCATTTTGCATAACTTTTTCAGAAACTTCTGAAGCAGCTACAAGATAAAAAGTTTCTTTAGAAGGTATAAGAGAAGCAAGAAAAACAAAAATAAACGAAACAATTAATATTTTTGTAGGATTTTTATAATTCCATTTTTCTGTTGCTGCATAATGCCCTTTTCTATAATCACCGTTATTTGTTGCAGTTGCTATTACATAGATAATAGCAACTATTCCTAGTAAGATACCCAACATAACAAACAAACTTTTAAAATTTGATGTAATATCACCAATAACTAAAAACCATGATAAACTATTCATTTTGATTTTCCTCTGAGTAAATATGAAGGTTCTTAGTAATGCCTAATATACCTACAACCTATGCTACATTAATTAAGGATGTAAACGACCAATCCAGAAGTCATCGTTTAAATTTTACGGCCTACTGGCTTCCGTAAGAGCAGAATATGTTACCATACCTGTAACATCCTTAAATGGTGGACTTCTAGAGAATCGAACTCTAATCTCCACAGTGCAAGTGTGGCATCCTCCCGTTGAACGAGAAGCCCATTAATATTTGAAGGTTCCTGCCGTGGAGTATACCTACAACTTAAAAACTGTGCCCTACCTCTTACCCTTAGACAGCCCCTAGATTTCTCTAGCCATCGGACCTTGTTTCCAAGGCGAAGGTCTTATAATGGTTCAGGTGGCAGGATTTGAACCTGCGTTCTAAAGTTTCCAAAACTTCCGGGAACGGCCAGACTTCCCCACACCCAATCATAGGCTCAAGACCTTTTGCAAGGCCCAGACTTTTCTAGCTCTCTTATCTAGAATTACAACAACTACGTATGTTGCACGCTTGGTATCGCTCCAAGAAAATGGTTGCTCGGGTGGGATTTGAACCCACGTTCTCCTACTTATGACGAAGGCGAGATAGACCGGACTTCTCTACCGTGCAATATTATTTATACACTTTATTTATAGAATGTCAACAGAATTGTCTAAAATCTCAACTTCTTTTTCAACAAATGATGTGATTTCTTGAGCTAGACAATCTGCTAACATTTTTCCGTTACGATTTTCGACGTTAAACCATACGCTGGCTAACTCGAAAGCTCGTTTTTTCATTTCTGGTTTCCATCGATTTTTTAACTTTTTATCTAAATGATCTAATTCTTCTAATGTAATCATACTACACCCATTTCTCTCAGAATGTCAAGTGATTGTTTTGCAGATTTATGCACTACAAACGTACCACCGGCTTTTTCCCAAAGCTTCTTATATCGAGTACGATCATCAACCAGAATATCACCCGGATGTTTGATGAACATATGCTTCTTAGCGGCTCGACAACAAATAACTGACTGCTCTTTACCAAAATGTTTAGCAGACCAAAGATGCTTCTGATTTTCAAATGCATCCATGTTACGAGGAATTCCAGTCAGAATGATCGGCCTCAGATGACGTACTGCATCATAAAGTTCACGAGCATCCTGCATCAATTCTAAATCATAAAAGAAATTAGGATTTGTATTAATAGCTTCCCAAAACTTTTCCTGTCCATGAAGACGATCATATTCTTCAGGATGCATTCCAAAAATCCTCATGGCTTCTTTATCGAAGTCCGCAAGAACACCGTCACAATCAAGAAAAAGTTGATTTACTTTCGGATTAAATTTCATTTATACGTCTACCTGTTTAAACCTATGGATCATAAATCCTGAAGGCACACCCTTCAGGTAATAATTTGTGACTACGTTACGTTTGTCGCGAAAATGCCCTACAACTTCGTAAATTTGATTTCTTTTGATCTGATCATGAGTATCGTTCGCATCGACACACATAACCTTATCACCGACCTTAGCGAGAAACATCAGACCATTCTTTTGAATTTGCATGAATTTTTGCCCGTTCAAATCTTGTAAATTCCAACATAATAAGCCTTGGCCTTATGGTCATCGTTTTCGTACTGACGATCAAGCATATGCTTACCACATTTGCATGTGATGTACAACTTATTTGTTTCACGATCTTCATGCACAATGCGATATCCATTTATTGGAAGACAGGTAAAACTATTATCTACCTGTACGATAT